ACCTCTTGTAGTAGCATCGTTTAAGTATTTCCAGTCAGTTTTATAGAAGTCATAAGAACCTCTTCTAAAACCAGCAAAACCAAAGTTAAGTGCCATTTCAGCTTCGTTATCAAATAATCCGTAAGATGCAGCATTTGTTGAAGCATAACCACCGTTAGTAGCAGCTAACATATCATCAAAATCAAGAGCAGTTTGTCTTGATAAGAATAACATGTTTTCTTCAATAGCACCTTGCTTATCTAATTGCTTTAAGATCTCATCAAAATCTCCTAACGCACCTGAACCAGGGGCAGCAGCACCAGCAAAACCAGAGTATACATTACCTCTTGCTTCGATAGCAGCAAATAAACCTTCAGTACCTTTAATCGCTTGCGCAGGTCCAGCGGCATTGTTTACAGTAGAAAAAGTAAAGTTAGCAGCATTAGCATTTAACTCACCTTCAACCATTGACATTTCCATGTAATCTTCAAATCTTAGTCTTGTTTCAGACTCAGCTTTTAGATACCATAAATATCCAGAAGTACCATCTTCAGTAGCAACTTCGATCCATCCAATTTGTGCAGTATCAGATCCACTTAACTCATAATTATCTTTAAGGATAATTGGAGAATTAGTGAAAGTAGTAACGTTTGGCTCAATAGCGCCAGACATTCCGTCAACTCCTTTTGGAAATTCAGAACCGTATACAAACAAGCTACAAGCACCACCAGTTAAAGCACCTGCTAAAGCAGCTCCTTCGTAAGCGTGACACTCAATAGTATATCCATTAGTTCCTACATCATTAACATCTTCAACTAATGCTTTAAGAGTAACTAAACCAGTAGCATTATCAGATATTAATATAGTATTACCGTTTCTGATACCAGAAGTAGCAGCAGCACCAGCTGGAGCAGTAATAGTAACCCTGAATAATGGGAAAACTTTACCACCAGCAGCAACAGCGCAATTGTCATATGCTACGTGTAATCTATTTTGTTCAGACCAAATTACTTGATCAGATGTCATAGGCATTTCAGCGCCTACCATTCTTAAGAAACCAGATAATGTTCTGTTTCCGTATCTCTCTACCTCTTGCTCATAAAGCTCAGGTAAATATTGTTGTGCCCATTGTCCACCAGCAACCGTATTAAAATCAATATAGTTATCTTGTACAACTACTTGACTTGGCATAGGGTTAATGCTTGCAGGAAATGAACCTCCTGTTACAAAACTCATGTTTTTTTATTTTTATTATGATTTTTTATTTTTAACTTTCAGCTTTGAACTATCAACACCTGTCACTGCTCTTACTTTCCAACCATTAGGCAACGAAGTTTCCGTTGGTATTGATCTTGGTGCTTGATTAATGTTTTTAGATTTAGCAACTATATCTTTAGTAGCATCAGCTTTGCCTTGCTCATAAAAATGTTGTGCTAATCTATCTGCATTTCTAGCAGCGTAAATAGCCTTGTGATAACCATCCATGTCAGTTATATTTCCATTATCATCAGAAAATTTATTAATAATTTTAGAAACATCTGACTGGGAGTCTATCATTTCATTAGCATTAGAAACATTGTATCTAAAAGCTTTTTCTCCTAAATTAAATTCAAAACCTTTGAATTCTTCTTGAAAGAAGTTTTTAGTTTTATTTACAAAATTATTTCTTGCTTCTGTTATTTGTTGTTGTTCTTCACTGTATCGTTGGAAAAAGTCCATAGCTTTTTTCTGCTCGTTAGTAACAGATGGCCTCAACTTGATTTCATCATAATATTTACTTTTCATTTGCTCTAAAAAGTTCTTGGCTTTCGCAACTTCTTCTTTGTATTTAAGCCTTTGCTTGCGTACAAATCTTTCTTCGTCCACTTCTTCATCAAATTTAAAATTATCTTCCATTACGAAGTTAATTTCCTCATCATCTAAATGTGGTCTAGTTTTTTTATAATATTCTTTAACAAGCAACTCATCGTCATACTTGCTATAATCTTTATTTAAAGTAACGTAATCTTCAACATTGCCTCCAGTGTCTTTCATAAAGCTTATTAGCTTTTCTACGTTTTCAGGAATATGCATATCCCTTTTAACTGGCTCAGTTTTTGGTTTTACTTCTTCTTTCTTTTCGACTGGAGCTTCGTTTATTACCGTGACCTCTTTGTCCTCATTTTTGTTTTCGACAACTTCTTTGGTAAGCTCTTCAAGTCTTGGTTCGGGTGCTCTCTCCTCCACTTTTTCCACATCTTTGGTTTGTTTATTTTCATCCACGACGACTGTGCTTGGCTTTGAAACGGCATCTTCTTGTTTTTTTAAGTTTATTTTTGTAGGTTCGTTGTTGCTAGATAGCTTCTTTGGTCTACCCGGCTTTCTTTTCATTTTAAGTGGTTCTTTAGTATCCACGTCTGCTTGTACTTTAGCCATAATATAATATAATATAAGTTATTAAATGTTTAAATCCTGATTTTGTTCAAAATTTATTGGTAATAGATTATTAGATTTTTGATCTGCTATAGCACTTTGTTGTGTGCCAACTATTTTAGTTCGCTTATCTTTTCTATCTTCTATTTCTTGTTCTCTGTCAGCTTCTCTATTAATTTTCTGCTGACCTAGTTGCATGTTATAGTTAAACTCTAACTGCATTAATTCTCTTTTTATTTGAGCGTCAACTCTCATTCTTTCAATTTCAAACTGCGACTTTCCTTTTTCAAACTTAAGTTTAGTGTCAATTTCAGCTTGTCGCTTTTGCACCTCAGCCATAGCTGCAGCTTCACTAGCTTGAGCATTGGCAGCACCTTGAGCTTCTATGTTAGCTAAGTTAGCGGCTTGAGCTGCTTCTGCTGCTTTTTTGCGTTTTAGCTTAACCATTTGGTTAGCTAATTTTAAATTGTTTATTTGCCTAATATCTATTGCATCTTCAAGATTTATACTTCCACTTTGTAATGCAGCTTGTATGTTAGCTTCTAGTTGTTCTTTTTCTTTTTCATCTGGTACCATATCAAAGAAAATACCAAAATCATATAAGTGTATATTTTTTAAATCTTTTAGTTGACCTACGTTCCAAGTAGATATACTATTTTTCAATGCTTCTTCTGTTAATGCAAACTCTACGCTATCGGCAGTTCTTAGAACTATATTTTCGCAAGTTCTTACAGTAAGATATAAATAAGCATTTAATATGTGTTTTGTAGCTGTATTAGAATTAGCAGCTGCTAGCTTTTGTAAACCTACTAAAGAATCTGAATTTGGCATACTACCATCTCTAGCTTCATTAAGTCCTGTTACATCTCTAAGCATTTGTAAGTAGTACTGATATGTAGATATTAAAGAATTTATTTTAGAGCCACCGTCACTTTTAACTAATTCTTGGATAGGTATTCTACCACCATTAGGATCACCTTCTGTATTCATAGATCTACCTAGTATACTACCAGTTTGAAAATACATATTAAGAGCTTCCTTGGCGTTATAGCTAGTTCCATTACCTAAATCTACTTCTGCTAAACCATCAACATCTAAGTAAACACCATCAGGTATAACTTTAGATATTACTTGTTGAATTTTTAAATGTGTTAGTTGTATCATATCGGCAAAGCCCATCATTCTACCTACTAAACTATTTATTCTTCCATGATACATTTGTGGTGCACATAAAGCGTAATTCATATTAACTTTAACTAAATTAGATTTTGGCCTAGTCATATTCTCTGCTAATCTCCAATCTAACATCATATCATAACCTAATACTTTTGCTCCAGTATATAAAACCTCTATTGATCTACTTACTCTTTCAAAATTATCATTAGTTGCAGGGTTAAATGTATCTGGCTTTTCTAAAGATTTTTCTAAACCTGTGGCTGTTCTTTTTATTTTATAAACTTGTTCGCTATATGTTTTGTATTCAAAATACATAATATATATAGCATTACCATCTCTTTTACCGTTCCAGTTATATAGATACTGGCTATTACCTTGGTACTGCTCTAGTCTTTCTAGTTCCTCGTTTGTTAAATTAGGAAATTGTTTTTTACAATCAGCTAAAGAAATAGCTTTTATTTCTCCTACGTACCATAAGTCTTCAAAATTAGGATCTTCTGAGTAAGAGTGAACCATGTGAGATGGATCTACGTAGTCAACAGTAACACCCTCTGACTTGTTCCAACTTGTTTTACAAGCACTCATACCTAAGATTACTAAGTCTTCTATTAATCTTTTCTTTGTTAAGTTATATCTATTTAATTCTAAAGTATTATTTATAGCTTCTTCACACGCTATTTCAGATGCCTGCTTATAGCTTAACATCATGTGTAGATCTAATTCTTCTTTGTTTTCAGGAAGTTCTTCTGGCTTTTGAGTATTAAATAAATTTACGCCTATAGTTTGTTCTATTTGTTGTAAGAACTCTTTAGCTTGCATGTCTCTTAATATGTCTTCTGCATATTTAGATCTTGTTCTTCTTGATTCTGGATCTTGAGCAAATGCTTTTATATCATAAAGTTTATCATCCATACCGTTGACAACTATATCAACAAACTTAGGTATTATAGGAACTGGCTTCCAGTCTAAATTAAGATATGATAAATCTCCATTTATAGCTAATTCATCTTTATATTTTTGAACAGGTTGTTCAGCTCTAGCATACAACCTTCTAGTTCTAAAATTATTATAATTAGTATTAAATCTGTTTTCAACACCAGATCTTGTTCCACTAAACCAATCACCCTCTATAGCTTGAGCAACTTGCTTACCATAGTCTATGCTTTGTTTAACTTCGTCAGGTACAACCTGATCAGGAAAAGTAGAATAAGTGTTTGTTATTTTCTTCATTTATTTTATTATTTGTGAAAAAGATCCTTCATTATTATAACGGCTTATGCCTAAATCTATTTTACTTTGAGTTCTTATAGCAGTTGGCCTGTACCTGTTCTTGTTACACGCCATAATAGATAATCCAGAACTAATAGATGCATCATACTTGGTTCTGTTATTTATATTAAAACCAGCCCAATCGTCTAGTGTTCTTTGAAAATACATATTACCATATCCAGTTTCTATTTGACCAACATAGTTTTCAATATAATTTTCTATAGCAGCTGCATGTGCTTGCTTAATATCTTCACTTGAGTTAGGTATTCCACCTATTTCTCTTTCTGTTGTAGATAATTTTGTGTATATCTTATCAGGTCTGTTCATACTGTAACCTCTATAACCTCTTCTTTTTAAATAATACAATAGACGAGGTTTATTATTTTCTGCTAGTATAGGCATCCCATAAAAATGTAGAGCCATTAGAACGTCTTCAAAAAATATCTCAGCTGTTTGAGGTCTTGATATATACTCAAGAAAAAACTGATTTGAAGGAGCGTCTTCCATGCTAAACTTAGTTAATCCATGTAATGCTCCTTTACTACCCTTACCATCCACAGTACCGCTAATGTCGTAACTGTCACAGCCAAAAGCTCCAATGTGTTCGTTAGATGGATATTTGATTCCATTTTTTATAAATAATTTATTTTGTAAACTAAGTGGAGGTATCCAAGATATTAAAAATCTACCTTTATTATTTGGAAGAAATATAACTTTAGTGTCTTTTATTCCATTTTCCCAAGCAAAATTACCTTTTACAACATCTATAGAATTATTTAACTCTTCATTAAAATCTATTTGTTGATATATTCTTGTTAAATTAAATAAACTATCTTTAGTTTCATCTCTGAAAGCATGTTTTTCAGTTCTTGGAAACTGCCTGTAATATTCGTTTAAAGCATCTTGGTCGTGCTTGAGACCTTCGACTTCATTTTCCCAATGTTGTATGACGCCTGTCGTAATTGTAGTACCTTCAATTGTTTTGATTGGATTTGATCCTCCAACGAAGATAGGTAATCCATGAGTATCCATGAATCCTTCGTAGTTCCACTCCATAGGTATGAACAAGCTATAGAGCCCAGAAGCTGTCTGTCCGTTTTTATTTCTGTTATTAACGTCTGAATTGTTGTATAGTTTTTTGAAGTTGTCTCCACCTTTGTCTAATGCATTTGAAGTACTACCCATCATACATTTACCTACTATTCTTGATCCTAGTCGTAATGTAGTTTTTGTAACTCTCCAGTTGTTTAATATATTATCAGGTCTTTCCCATTTACCACTTTCATCATGAGCTAGTAGCTTTAGCTTTTCACCATCGTAAGAGTTATCACCTGTATTTTTCCAGTCAATAGTTGTATCAAGTCCATCTAATTCTTTTAGTTGCTCATTGCTTTCCAACTTTCTTCTAGTAAGTTTGGATGCCGGAACCCTATATGCCAACTCAGTCTTTGGCCGATCCATACCGTCTTGAATTGGTTTGAAGAAAAATGGATAGTTAACGGATATTGGTACAACTTTATCTGTAAACATTTTCTTGGCATCTGCTCCAGACTTACTGAGTATACCAAACCTTGAGTCAGTTGATATTGTAGCTTGATTAACGAGCTCTGCTGAGGACATAAATGAAAATCCAGATCGTCTGTTTTTAAGATAGCACATTCCGTAACACCTGTTATCTGCTTTGCAAGCTTCCCAAAATATAAAAAAGAGTCTGTTTGATTCTCTATAGTCTGGTGCTCCAATGTCGATCTTTGACCATTGCAGGTACATATAATGAGTACCAGTAATGTAAGTATTAACACCATTGTTATAAAACCAAAATCCTTCTTCTCGTCTAGTAAATTCATTATCAATATAATCGTACCATTTTTCTTTAAATTCTAAAGGGTATTCCTCCCAGTCAAATCTAGTTTTTATTCTTTGTAACTCCTTAGGGTATTCCTCTCTTTCCCAGTATTGTTCCGATTTTTTTTCGCTTCGTTTAAACGGTTCATTTGCTGCTGGTAAAGCAATCCTGAGATTCTGTATTTCAATGACTTGTCCAATTTTACCTGTTTTACTTATTACTACAAAATCATATTCCACGTTGTATCCATATTCCCACTTATTTAAACGGTTTTGTTTTTTTAATATTGTAGGATTTATAACGTCTTTAATTTCTTTCCAAAGAGTTTGTTCGTAGCTCACTTGCTTCTCCCTTCCGCAAAACCTTTAAAAACTTTTTGTTCTTTAACTTCTTTAGGTTTTTCATTTAATATATCCTCTTCTTCTTCTATTCTTTGCAGTATTTCAAAAGCATCCATAATACAAAGTTTTTTTGTAGCAGCTGCGTTTTTAAGTCTATCAGCTGAAACATCTTCTTCAGTATGCGTAATGATTTTTTCTTCAGCTACTTTAATTAACTCATCAACTGCTTTTCGCCCAGCTTGGATTATATTCTTTCTCGTTTCCTTCGTTCCCATTTAAAATAGCTATATCATTAGATTTCATACAATAGAGTCGTTCATTATTTATAATAAACTCAAATTCTGAGTTAGGTGTGAACGTTACAGTTGCTCCAGTTGTTATTCCTAGAGCTTCTAAGGTGTTGTTGCTATATTTAACTATACCAACATTAGGTTTTTCTTTATTAATGCTTAGAGTGTCAGTATTTAAAACTGGCATTAAAAAACAATAATCATTAAAAGGCTTATTGTTATACATGTATATTTGATCTACACTGCACAACCATAAATTATCTTTAAAATATAGAGAACTATTTCTTTCTCTACCTTTGTTATCATACCATCTTCTAAAAATATTGTGGTGCACGTATACAATGTCACCTACTTTTATTTTAGTTTTAAAAGCTGATGGCGTAGAAACAATAATAGCTTTTTTACTAACAAACTTATGATTTTTAATACTAGTGTTAACAATGAGGGTTTTATCATTGATCTTCTTTGTATTATCATACCTTTTACTTAATGGCTTAACAATAAAATTATATAAGCTTCTCATTAGTACTTTAAATCGTACTCTACTGATATTGCCATATTTTTATTAAATTTTTTCCACGGCAAAACTTCATTAGACTTGGTTATAAATATATTATAAGACTCATCTTTTTCATC